TGGTGCTTGAGGATGTCGAGCGCCGCCCTGGCGTCGCCGTTGGCGGCGGCGTTGTACATTGTCTTGGCGGCGGACAGTTCGCCGTCAGCGCGGCCCTTCATCTCCGCGACCTCGACCAGCGGGTCAAACTCAGACAGGCGCCGAAACTGCTTTGGCGTCAACCCGGCGGCCAACGCCAGGCTGTCGCCTTTCAGGCCATAACGCGCGGCTTCGTAGATCGCCTCCAAGCGCGCCTCGGTGGCTTCTGGGCGTTCGGGTGCGAACGGCAGGGAATAGAAGGTCATGGCACCATAATAGATGACGCGGGGTGCGCGGGCAAGGCTGCACTAAACTGTGTTGCGTTTTTGCATAAAAAAATTTTCAAAAAATTGTTCACTAGGGGTGCCCGTGACAGCCACGCGCTTGCCGGCCCCCACCCCCCCTCCAGCATTCCCAGCTACAGCCTGCGGCTACATGTCGCAGCAATCCGGCGGGGCTTTTTCCCTGCCTTGGCGGTTTGGGCATGACAATTCCAACTGGCTGGCGCGCCAGCTTGCGTGGCCATTGTGTGGGCTTGGCGGTTTAGGTTTTGTTTTTTGGTTGGCACATCACGGGCAAGCTTGCGTGACAATGTGACAATCCAGGCTGAAAAGCGGAACAAGCAGGGAACGGTTAGGCGGATTGTCAAATTGTCATGGCAATTTCAGTTCAGGTCAGAACGGCGTGGGGCGTGGCGCCACCACTCGCGCCAGCGTTACAGCGTATTAGCTATATAATACACTTATTTTTTTTTTAAATTGATAACATCAACACTACCTAAATAGCCCAACTCTCTCCCAGCCCTTTGGATTCCCACGCAAAAAGCCTAGGCAGTTTTTTGGATTACACAGCCCAAACAGCCGCCTAACGTGACAATCCAGGCTAACATTACAAATACGTAAGTATGCAAACAAATGTGTTGCAAGGCATGCGCGCGATGCTACAAGGGGGACATCAACAACGAAGGGAAACGCAAATGGACTACACCGTCGAAATCAGCGGTTCGCATAACCGCCACGCCATTGCCGCGCCAACTGGCGCAATCAGCCTCAATGCCGCCATTCAGGCGCTGTTGGGCGCCATGCTCGACATATACGAGGCCGACAAGCTGGCCGGCGCGGACGCCAAGCGCGCCTTTGAGTTCTGGACGCCAGACGAAATCCGCAACGACTTAGAAACCGCTGGCCGTTGCGACATCGTGATATGCGGCGGTTTCTATACCATCACCGCGCAACGCGCGCATTGAGAGGGTTTACGCGATGAATACTTTTCTTAGCACCGAAGCGTTGGACAGTCTAAAAAACAAGCTAGACCATTTGGCCAACGTAAACGCGCTTATGTATGACGACCTCGACACCATAGACGATGTAAAAAACATACTTACAACACTGAACACCCTTTCCGAACGCTTACATGCTGCGTTGACGTATATAGACGCGCACCGCGAAGATTTCGAAAGCGAAGCGGCTATGACGGGGCATGAGCAAGTTATATTTCGCTTTGTTGCTCAAGTTTTGCGCGGAAACGGATAGTTATTACGTCTGCCGTACCGCATCAGCACAACACGAAAGGAAACGACATGACACCGCTGCAATCAGACGCACTCGCCATGCTGGCCTTGTTCATCTGCATCGCCGTGCTGGCCATCATCTGACACCACACCACACAATCCACTAAACGAAAGGAAACGACACCATGACAACCGTTCCCGAACTTTGCGAACGCTGCAATAGCTGGATAATCGTCGACGATGGCACGCCTGTCATTGAGACATGGAGCCGCGACTATGTCGACACGATCGCCAGCCGCAACGCGCCAGGCGTTGCCATCTATACATCCCTGCAATGGTTGCAGCGTTTCAACGCAAGCGTTGCCGCCTGACAATCCACTACACGAAAGAACACGACACCATGACAGCCGAACAGATAGCCGCCCAAGCCATCGCCACGCATGGCCCTGCCAACGCTGCGCGCGTCTACCGTGAGGCAGAGGCAGCGCACTACAGCGAAGCGCAATGGTGCGACAGCGCCAGCGACGAACGCCGCAAAGAACAACTAGCAGAGGGCTATGGCCGCATCGCTGCCATCATCGAACAACTGACAGGGGAGGCTTGAGCCATGACGGAACGCCCTCGCTCAAATAGCACGTTGCGCGGGATGCTAATCCGCCGCGACAAGAAAATAGCAGCGCAAGCCGAACAGATGTGGGAGGCTAGGCGGATTGCTGCTAACGCCGTGCTGCTGGCGAAGCGATTGCGCGCCGATAACGCCGCACTGCAAAAGAACATCGCCGCGCTGCAAAAGCCGGGCAGCGCCGCCAAACGAATGCAACGCTCTAGAGGCGCTGTTGACGTGTTGAATCACATAGCCCCGTTGGCCGCCGAAATTGAGCGCGCGTTGCGTCAATACAATACCGAACAACCATAACCGACAGAGAGGAACCGACACCATGAAACTGAACGACCGAAATTACCTTCGCACCCTGCCCACGCTGGCGCTGTTAGACGCTGCAAAGCACGATAGCGAACTAGCCCTTGTATTGGCCGAACGGCTAACCGAGGCCCAGGCCGACATAGGGCGGCTCTGGCGCCAATGGGATGCCAAGCTGGCCAGTCAGTATGACGACTGAACAGAGCATGGCCGGCCTGTGCATCGCGCTGGCGCTGTTGGCGCTGGCCCTACTAATCGAGGATGACAGATAATGGACAACGCGACATCACCGCGCCAGGAACGCGACATACTGCAAGACGCCGCCACGGCTATGGCAGAGCATGACAGGCTGCACAGCGCCACCCGCGCCCTAGACGAGCGCATTGCGGCCCTGTGCCGTGAGTATGGCGACTGCACCCGGCGCTGGGGTTATACCCCGCACCACCTGCGGCGCGCTGTAGAGGCGCGGGGGCTGCTGTCATGATCGAGCAACACACACCGGGGCCTTGGGGCGTCCTTTCAACGGCTGTAGGCCCGGCTTACACGGCTGTCTGTATCGGCCAATTGAACGAGGAGAAGGGACTAGACGGCGCGTCTGATGAGTATGCCGTGTGCGTTGTGCCGCTCATCCACGATGAAAGCCGCGCTAACGCCCGCCTGATCGCCGCCGCACCTGACTTGCTGACCGCGCTGGAAGAAGTGTTGCCGCATGTCGAATTTTCCCACCGTCCGTTTAAGGCCGAGGTAGCCGCAGCCCGCGCCGCCATTGCCAAGGCAACCGGCCAATGACCGCCCGCCGTGCGATTATCCACAATCGCGTGTTCTGGTGGCTGTACGATGACGGGCGCCGGGAGCGCATCTATGCGAACGAGCGCATCAGGGCGCACCTGTCGCAAATGGCGTCGGTAGAGGCCCGCATGGCCAAGGAAGCGGCCCCCAAAGGCCGGACAAACCATCCGCCCAGGCCGCCAGGCACGGCGCCAACGCTGCCCGCTGCGGATCGTGACATCAGCAACCGGACGCTAACCGAACTGGCGCATGATTACGGCTGGGGCAGCGTGTACCGGTTCAGCGAGGCGTTGCGGAAACACCGCCGGCCTGTCTATGAACAGGCCCGCGCCAACGGCAACGCCCGGTCAGCGGCCAACCTAGAGAGGAACAACGCATGACCCAGATTGAAACTCACCTGCCGCCGATCAAGACGCGCCACACCGTCCGCTACACCTATGCGGAACTGGTCGAACTGCTGAAGCGGGAACATCCAGAAGCGCAGGGCCACAAAGCGTGTGTGTGGGGGCTTGAACAGTCTAGCTATCAAGGCGGCGATGCACGCTGCGTGACGCTGGCGTGGGATGTAGAGGCGACGACCGATGAACGATGAAACCCTGGCCGCGCACAAGGGAGAGCAAGCATGATCAGACAATCAAGGGGCGATGAAGAGATCATGGATGACGCGCTGGACATGCTGGTCTGGCAGCGCAAGCGGATCGAGATGCTGGAGGATGCGCTGCGGGCTGTCGCGCAATATGGCGACACAACCGCGGCGCAAATCGCCAGCAAGGCCTTGCAGCACAAATTTTGACGTGCCATACAACTCACCCAAATAAAGGACAGTGAACGATGCAACACAGTAGGATCGTCGGCGGATCGACCGCCAAGCGCGTCATCGCCTGCCCAGGCAGCGTGGCGTTGGTGGACAAGATGCCACCGCAGCCAAGCAGCAGCTACGCCAACGAGGGGACGCTGCTGCACGACACCATCGCGGACGTGCTGGACAAGAACCGCCCGCCAGAGGCCTATCTGGGGCGCACCCATGAGGGCATTACGCTGAACGAAGACCTGATCGAGCGCAAGCTGCGCCCGGCGCTGGCCGCGCTGGATGAGATCGACCCAGAGGGGAGGATGGAATATGCTGTCGAAAGCCGGGTGGGTTTTGGGGATTATCTGCCTGACGTTTTTGGTAGTACTGATTTTCTGGGCCGCATTGGTTGGCGCGCTGTTGTGCTGGATTGGAAATTCGGCGATGGAATCCCTGTCGGCGCTGAGGAAAACGCGCAACTGATGTTCTATGCCGCCGCTGCGATGCGGACGGACGCCACCAAGTGGGTGTTCGAGGGCGTGGAGGAGGTCGAACTTATCATCGTGCAGCCGCCCAGCGTCAAGCGGTGGGTGACCACGGTGGAACGCATCAAGGCGTTCGAAGCTGACCTAAAGGCTGCCGTCACCCGCGCGTTGAAGCCTGACGCCCCGCTGAAGGCCGGCGACCATTGCAAGTGGTGCGCTGCCAAGCCTGTCTGCCCTGTCATGACCGGCGCCGTGGATCGCCTGCTGGCGACCAAGCTCGACGCGCTGCCGGTGGATCAGATCGCGCACTATCTGGATCAGGTGCCGCTGGTCGAAGATTTCATCTCTGGCCTGCGGGCGCTGGCGGAACAGATGCTGACTGAGGGCAAGCCGGTGGGCGACTGGAAGCTGGTGCCGAAGCGGGCGACCCGCCAGTGGGCCGACGAGGATAAGGCGGTGGCCTTCCTGACAAGCGCGGGCGTCGAAGCCTGGGGCGAACCGAAGGCGATCACGCCAGCGGTGGCCGACAAGGCACTTAAAAAAATGAAGATCGAATTGCCGGCTGACCTGGTGGTCGCCGTCTCCACGGGTAACACGTTGGCGCCGGGGAATGACCCCCGGCCCGCAGTGTTGCAAATCGGCCACACTCTTAAAAAAGCTATGGCCAAAATCCAGTAAGGGAATACGATAATGTCGAATGAACTCTCCAAGTTTGGCGGCTCGAATCTGCCGTCTGTTAAGTCTCTGGCGTCCGCGCTGCGTTCCATCGAATCGTCGGCTGGTGCTGGCGGTATGGCCATCCTCAAGATGGACAAGACCGGCCACTGGGTCTTCGGCGCCGATCAGACCGAGGTTGAGGATGACAGCCTGTGGGCCGTCAATCCGTTCAGCTTCGTTCACGGTTACATCGCCTGGGGCGACGGTGAAGTGCTGGCCGAGAAGATGGTCAGCGTGTCTGAACCGTTGCCGGAACTCGACCCCGCGCCTCCGTCCGCCAAGCGCGGCTGGGAAATGCAGATCGGCATGACGCTGGCCTGCACGAACGGCGAGGACGAAGGTCTGCAAGTCCGCTACAGCGTGACCAGCGTCGGCGGTAAGCGCGCCGTGCAGGGTCTGGCCGTGGCCATCGCTGAACAGGTGGACAAGGATCAGGACAAGCCCGTGCCGGTCGTGCGCCTCAAGAAGGAACACTATCAGCACAAGAGCTATGGCCGCATCTTCACGCCGGTGTTTGACATCGTGAAGTGGTCGGGCATGGACGCAGCCCCGGCGGAGGAAGACGCCGAGGAAGCGGAAGCCCCGGCTGAAGACGCACCGCGCCGCCGGCGCCGCGTGTAAACTGGGCAGCGAACGCCGGGGCGGATTGGGCCGCCCCGGCTAGTAGCGGATGAAGTGAGGCATCCTGATGAAATACGATCTTATGGAAGGCGACTGCCTTCAACTTATGCGTGAACTACCCGACGCCAGCGTGGATATGATCCTGTGCGATCTTCCGTATGGCACAACGCAAAACAAATGGGATTCGGTAATCCCGTTTGACTCTTTGTGGCGCGAGTATAATCGCGTTTGCCGAGGGCGCGTTGTCCTGACCGCCGCCCAGCCGTTTACAAGCGCGCTGGTTATGAGCAACCCGCGAAATTTTCGTCATTCTTGGACGTGGGTTAAGTCGCGCCCGACCGGGTTTCAGAACGCAAAAAAAATGCCGTTGCGCGCAACGGAAGATATTTTAGTGTTTGGCAACGGCGAATATAACCCCCAAGGTTTGGTGCGTATTAACAAGACTTGCGTAAATTCAAAGAGCGCCGGCGGCGGCAATGTGCGCGGGGACGCGATTGAAAGTGCAGGTAAGGGTTCGCTGCGAACCGCAGGGGCGTCCTACATTCAGGAATTTACGAACTATCCGCGCAATGTTTTGGAGTTTGGCCTTGACGAGAAAATCAAGGTTCACCCTACCCAAAAGCCTGTTGCATTGATGGATTACCTGATCCGCACATACACCGACGAAGGTATGGTTGTGCTGGACAACTGCATGGGCAGCGGCACTACGGGCATTGCCTGCGCGAATACCGGACGAAGGTTTATCGGTATGGAGATGAACGCTCACTATTTTGACATCGCGTGCGACCGTGTGGAGAAGGCGTATGCCGACGCTCTGGCTTGATTTCGAGACGCGTAGCCGCTGTGATCTGCCGGCCAAGGGCGTCTACAACTACGCGCAGGACGCCAGCACCGACGTGCTGTGTATGTCCTACGCATTCGACGATGATGACGTGCGGACGTGGACGCCTAGCCAGCCGTTCCCGGCTGACGTGCGCCACCACACCGGCCAGATCAGGGCGCACAACGCCGCGTTCGAGCGGCTGGTGTGCTGGTACGTCCTACAGATCGACTACGCGCTGGAGCAGTTCTATTGCACCGCAGCGCAGGCCCGCGCCAACTGCGCGCCGGGCAGCCTGGAGGACGTGGGCCGGTTCGCTGGCGCCAGCATGAAGAAAGATCACCGCGGCGCGCAACTGATCCGGCTGCTGTCGATCCCGCAAGCGGATGGCACCTTCCGCGATGACCCCGGCCTGATGGCTGAGATGGTTGCCTACTGCGAACAGGACGTGCGCGCCATGCGGGCCATCGCCCAGGCGCAGCGCGCGCTGTCCGCTGATGAGTTGCGCGACTACCACGTCAACGAGCGCATCAACGACCGCGGCGTGCTGCTGGATCGCCCGCTGGCGCTGGCCGCCGTGCAGTACGCCGACGCCGAGTCAACCGACATCCAGCAGACGGTTGAAGAGGCCACCGGCGGCGAGATCACGTCCGTCCGCAGCCCGAAGATGCGGGCGTGGGTGCTGGATCGCGTCGGGCCGCAGGCGCTCAAACTGGCGACGGTTTACAAGGATGGCGAACCCAAGCTATCAATCGACAAGAACGTCCGTTTCAATCTGTTGGCTCTGGCAGAGGAAAACCCCGATGAAGTACCGGCCATCGTCGCTGAAGTTATCCAATGTGCAGACGACCTTTGGGCGTCGTCAGTTGCAAAGTTTGCGCGCGCGGCTGCGCTCTCAGACGATGAGGATCAACGAGTTAGAGGAGCGTTCGTATTCGCTGGAGGTAGTGCTACAGGCCGCGCTTCATCATTTGGACTGCAAGTTCATAATTTCCCACGACGATGCGCCGACGACCCTGCACTAGCACGGCAGGCAATGGTGCGCGGTCACAAGATCGTGCCGCAGTTCGGACGCCGGATCACCGACGTGCTGAAGGGAATGTTGCGCCCGGCGCTGATGGCCCCTGAAGGCAAGCGGCTGGTGGTGGCCGACTGGGCTGCCATTGAGGCGCGGGTGACGCCGTGGGCGTCGAACACCAACAGCGGCGCAGAGAAGCTGGGCATCTTCGCGCGCGGCGAGGACGTGTACAAGCACAACGCCGCGGCGACATTCCACGTCCGCTATGAGGATGTGGACAAGGAACAGCGCCAGATCGGCAAGGTGCAGGAGTTGGCCTGCGGCTTCGCCGGCGGCGTGGGTGCCTTTGCCAGCATGGGCCGCATCTACAACGTCATCCTGACCGAGAGCGACAGCCGCAAGATGGTGGACGGCTGGCGCCGGGCGAACCCGTGGTCGGTCAACTACTGGACGGCGCTGGAGCGGGCGTACACCGGCGCCATGCGCCACCCAGGTAAAGAGATCAGCGCCGGGCGCGTTACATATTTGTACGACAAGCAGCATCTTTGGTATGCCCTGCCGTCAGGCCGTGTGCTATGCTACCCGTTCGCCCGCTTCGATGAGGAGGGCAACATCACATACGCCAAGGCGGCGTGGAAGCCCGCCGCTGACGCAAAGGAATGGCCCCGCGCCCGCCTGTGGCGCGGTCTGGCCTGCGAAAACATCACACAGGCCATCGCCAACGATCTGCTGCGGCACGCGCTGCGGCGGTTGGAGGAAGAAGGATTCGACGTAGTGCTGCACGTCCACGACGAAATTGTGCTGGAGACAGACGCCAGCACCGCCGAGGATGCCGCTGCCGCGCTGGTCAAGATCATGTGTACACCGCCGCTCTGGGCCGCCGGCCTGCCGCTGAACGCGGAAGTGGCTATCATGCAACGATACGGAAAGGGCTGAGTATGGGTTGCGGACCGGAACCTAAAAACGACCGTAACTGGGCTGTTTGGCGCGAATTTCACGCAGGTAAAGGACCTGGGCACGTATTGGGTGCAAAGTATGACTTGTCTGCTAGTCGGGTAATTCAGATCGTGCGTCGCTGCGACAGGCAACTGAAAGCCGCGCTAAACTCAAAGTTAAACCCCACCGCGCCCCCGTTAGACGACGCAGTCCGTGATGGTCTGCAAGGGGTGGAGTTCACGTTTACGATGGCCGACCCGTGGGACGAATACAAAGGCCGTAAAGGCTGGGACCAGCTTAAAGACGGTTCATGGTTTCAATTTAGAATAGGGGCAAGCGATGAGTGAGGATCGCATCAAGTTTATCGAATACGTCACCAAGCTGGCGTTCGAGACGGGCGAAACGGCGCTGCTGCTGAAGCAGAAGCCAACGCTGGTCAGCGGCGAGATGGTCTACCACGGCGATGGGGCGCCGAAGGCCACCTTCCCGTCGTTCCTGCCGGCCAAGGCCAACATCAAGCCGGGCGACGCATGGTACGTCAACACCGGGTCGTTCATCGTTGACCGCTTCGTGGACGGCAAGCCATCGGCCAAGTCCGAGAACGTCGAATACGTCCTGTTCATGATGCTGGACGACATCGGCACCAAGTCCAAGGAGCCGTCGCTGGCCCCGACGTGGATCATGGAAACGTCCGAAGGGTCGTTCCAGTGGGGCTACGCCTTCAGCGAACAGCCGTCCAAGGCAGACTTCACTGCGGCCATCACCGCCATCGCCGACGCGGGCTACACTGACCCAGGCGCGACCAACGCCGTCCGCAACTGCCGCATCCCCGGCAGTGTCAACCTGAAGCGGGGCAGGGGTAACTTCGAGGCGCGGCTGGTCGAGTTCCACCCTGACCGCGAGTACACGCTGGACGAAGTGTGCGCGGCGCTGGGCGTTGTGCCGCCCGAATCGGACACCGCAGAGATCAAGAGCATCAAGATTCGCGACACCGGCCAAGACAACGTGCTGGCGTGGCTGTCGGACAACAGCATGGTGCTGTCGCGGGTCAACAACGAGGGCTGGTGCGGCGTCGTCTGCCCTAACCACGCCGCGCATTCGGACGGCAGCATTGAGGGCCGCTACAAGCCGCTGGATCGCTCCTACTGCTGCTATCACGGCCACTGCCAAGACCTGACCAGCACGACGTTCCTGAAGTGGGTGTCGGACAACGGCGGGCCTACCGTGACGCCAGGGCTGCGCGACGAACTGATCGCCGAACGGATGCGGCTGATGGCCGAGAAAATCTCGCCGACCGAAGCGTTCCCGGATCAGGCCGCCATCACCGTCAAAGAGGTGGAGCGCAAGGAAGCCGGCCGGCTGTTGAAGACCGAGTGGTTCGACCGCTTCGCCTACGTGCAGTCCGACGACAGCTACTTCGACATGGTGACGCGCCAAGAAGTGCCGCGCAACGTGTTCAACGCGCTGTTCCGCCACGTCGATTGCCGGTCGATCCACAACAACAAGCGGCAAGTTGCCGCGTCGGTCTACTATGACGAGCGCCGGCAGGAGTTTGGCGCGAAGGCGCTGACCGGCATCACCTACGCCGCCGGCGAGGACGTGCTGGTGGCGCGCGACGGGCTGGTCTACGGCAATCGCTGGGTCAACGCCCGCCCCGACATGAGCGCCACGGCGTCAGTCAGTGACGCACAGGTCACGCCGTGGCTGGATCACTGCCGCAGTCTGATCGAAGAAACATCCGAACTTGAGCATATCTTGGATGTGATGGCATACAAGGTTCAGCACCCGAACGTGAAGATCAACCACGCGGTGCTGCACGGCGGCGACGAGGGCAGCGGTAAGGACACCATGTGGGCGCCGTTCCTGTGGGCCATCGGCGGTAAGCACCAGCACAATCGTTCGATCATTGAGACGGGCGAGATCAACAGCCAGTGGGGGTACAACCTAGAGGCTGAAGTTCTGATCTTGAACGAACTGCGCGAACCGGAGGCGAAGGAGCGCCGGGCGCTGGCCAACAAGCTCAAGCCGATTATCGCAGCGCCGCCAGAGACGTTGCTGATCAACCGCAAGGGCTTGCACCCCTACGAGATGCTGAACCGGGTTCAGGTGGTGGCGTTTACGAACGACCCGTTGCCGATCACCCTGCCAACGCAGGATCGCCGCTGGTTCTGCGTGTGGTCGCGCGCGCCGCGGATGCACCCCGACGAAGCGGCGGTGCTGTGGGATTGGTACAAAGCCGGCGGCTACGAGAAGATCGGGGCTTGGCTGCACTTGCGCGATGTGTCGGCGTTCAACCCTGCCGCCGCACCGCCGGTGACCGAGTGGAAGCTGAACATGGTCGAGCAGGGCATGAGCGTGGCCGAGAGCTACTTGGTCGATATGATGCGCCTGCGCGTGGGGCCGTTTGTGTCGGGCGTTGTCGGCGGGCCGTTCCACAAGCTGTGTGATCTTTTGGTCACAGAAGGTAAGGTTCCTGCGGGTGTCAAAGTGCCGCAGGCTGCACTGCTGCACGCCTTCAAGGAAGCCGGTTGGACGGACTGCGGGCGTCTGGGGTCGGCTGACTTCCACACCAAGCGGCATATCTTCGCAGCCCCGGAGGTTGCGAGGGTTCATACCAAATCCGACCTTCGCCGGATGATAGAAAACATTGATACCACCGGGGCGAAGGTGGTAGGGATTCATCAACAGCGCACCCCAAACCAGCGCGGTTGATGACGGAAACCCCCGGTGCGCCTCACTGCGCCGGGGGTTTCTTTTTGCTTGGCCCTTGCAACAGAATGTTTGCACCCATAGGATAGCGCCATGACCGAGAAAGAGATCGAAGCCTACTTCGTGAAGCGCGTGAAGGCGCTGGGCGGGTACAGCTACAAGTTCCGCAGCGTGACGCAGCGGGGCGTGGCTGACCGCATCGCCTGCATGCCGAACGGCCAGACGTGGTTCGTGGAAATGAAGAAGCCCGGCGGGCGGTTGTCGCCACTGCAAGAGGTATTTGCCGAACAGATGGAGACAGCGCGCCAGCACTACGCCGTGCTGTGGTCGAAGGAAGGTGTGGACTCGTGGGCCAATCGCTTCGCTTAAGACCATACCAGGACGACGCCGCCGACTTCCTGTACGAGCGCGACCGGGCGATGATCTTGGCGCCGGTGGGCGCCGGCAAGACCGCGATCACGCTGACAGCCATGCAGGCGATGCTGAACGACGGTCTGGTCAAGCGGTGGCTGGTGGTTGCGCCCAAGCGCGTTTGTACGGACGTGTGGCCGGTCGAAGCACCGAAGTGGTCAAACATCACGCCGGCGCTGGCGGTCGGCACCCCGGCGCAGCGTAAAGCGGCGTTGGCCAGCGCCGCGCCTGTGGTCGTCATCAACTACGACAATCTTGATAAGCTAGAGGATTTGTCAGGTTTTGACGGCGTTGTGTTTGACGAACTGACACGGCTGAAGAACCCCAGCGGAAAGCGGTTCAAAGCACTGGAGAAACTTATGTCTACGATGGCGATACGTTGGGGATTGACAGGCTCGTTCACGTCGAACGGCCTTGAGGATGTGTTCGGTCAGTGCAAGATCATCGACCAAGGTTTGCTGGGCCGCGCCAAGGGCGCGTTCCTCCAGCAGTACTTCCACTGCGTCAACCGCGAGTTTGGCCAGTGGACGCCGGCACCCGGCGCGCTGGAACAGGTGATGGAGCGGATCAAGCCGGCGACGTTCGTGCTTGACCCAGGCGACTACAAGGACAAGCTGCCGCCGTGCCATGTCGTTGAGACGCGGGTTCAGCTTGCGGATCGTGAGCCATACGAGAAGATGAAGCGCGACTACGTGGTCAAGTTCGGCGACGACCGCGTCATCGCCCAGAACGCCGCGTCGGTGACGACCAAGCTGCAACAGATGGCGTCAGGCTTCGTCTACAACCGCGAGGGGCCGCTGCCGGTGCATTGGTTCAGCGGCCACAAGTTTGATCGGCTGGCGGAACTGTTGGAAGAGAACCAGCGCGCCAACACCATCGTGGTGTACAACTACCAAGAGGAACTGGCCGAACTACGCAGGCAATTCCCGCACGCCCAGACCATAGAGGACAAGGACGTGATTGAGCGGTGGAACGCCGGCAAGGTCGAACTGCTGTTGATCCATCCCAAGTCCGCCGGCCACGGTCTGAACCTCCAGCACGGCGGCTGCCACATGGTGTTCGTGTCGCTGCCGTGGTCGCTGGAACTGTACGAGCAGACGGTCGGACGCCTGCACCGCGGCGGGCAGCGCCATGCGGTATGGGTCTACGTGATGCTGACCGAAAAAACGATTGACGAACGCATCTGGGCGGCCCTTCACGAAAAACGTGCCGTGTCAGACATAGCGATGAAGGAGTTGAAGAATGAACAAGGTTGATTGGCGGTCGCTGGCCGCCACGCTCACGTCGATGTCGGAGGATGAAGTCAAGCGCCTGCTGGACGACGAGATGGCGACGCGCCGCCGGATCGGGATCGTGCGGCGCCTGCACCAGCGGTACGCCATGCTGCGTAACGCGCGGGAGCGCGCCGAACTGATGGCAAGGCTGGGCGCATGACGGACGCAGTCAATCCCGACCACTACAAGGTCGGCGGCATTGAGACGATTGACTACCTCCAGGCCAAGCTATCGCCAGAGGAGTTTGCCGGCTACTGCCGCGGCAACGCGCTGAAGTACATGAGCCGCGCCGGGCATAAGGACGCCACGGTGCAGGAGATCGGCAAGGCTATCTGGTATCTGGAGTGCTGGCGGGACAGTCTGATTCACACAGACACACCCACGTAGAGTTGTGCGTCTCGATTGCCTTCACCGTCTCAGCGGTGTCCGTCTTGCTGTCATAACTGATCGGCTTGGCGATGCGGCAATAGTCACCGACGAGCGCGGTCGAACCTGTCACGCAGCCGGTCAAGACGAGCGGGATCGTCAGCGTCCATAGCGGCTTCAGCCTTGGCAACATTCGCATCAAGTTGCTCCTGTGCATCCTGACGCCCTTGCGCCCGCAGCTTGGCGTTTCCGAAATCGGTAAACACCCGGTCAAGCAGCGACAGCAAGAGCGTCAGGAGTTTAATCACGCCTCAGGCTTTTCCATCAGGAACACGGCGGCAAGCCCAGCCAGACCGGCAACCGCAGCGGAGATGGCTTCCCACTGCACGTCGGTCAGGCCCAGCGCCAGCGCGAGGCTGGCGACGCCGGCGTAGGTGCTTGGCTCTTTGAGCCGGTTCACAAGCCAAGAAACAAACTTCATGTCATTCTCTCCTTACATTTGTCGCCGTGCCAACGCCCGAACATTCCGGGGGCGGCAGACTTTCCGCAATGCGGACATATTTTGCGGACACGCGCAAACGCTAATTTTGATGCCAACGCCCGAAAGTCAGGGTCTTGCTGGTATCCTTCTTTACGTTCTTTTTGGTTTTCTTCTTGCGGAACAAACCTACACGTTTGGATAGAATACGCGCCTTCATCATTGTACCTAGCCAAATGGAATTGGCCTTTACGCTTCCCTACCTTTGAAGGGCGCAGCCCGGCGGAAACCATCATATTCAAATATTCTTCAAATGTTAGGTTGGACGCAGGTTGCCGCACGTACAGTTTCCGCCAAGCGTCGCGCGCGAGGTATATTTCGGCGACGTCCCAGTTAAAAGAACGTGCGAGGGCAACGCGGTCAATCATGGATAGTTTGCCCTTGGCAATTCAAAATGCGGGCCGTCAGGAAATGACCGACTAAGCACTTTTGCCGTTATTGGCCCTTGGATTGCAGAAAGCAATTTCCATGTGCCGCCCCATCGGATCGGCACATTTTCGTGGATGGATGCCGCCCGCATGATTTCCGCCAATTTAAGGTACAAACTCCAATCCCAGCGCACAACATTATCCAGCATTGGCGCCAGATCGACGGCGTGGCCAGTCAGGTGCCGGGAGTTCAGCGTGCGGGTCGCGCCTTGCGCCAGCAACTGCTTCTGCCGGGGCAGCGTCCGCAGCCCCTCCAGCACGGTGAAGTCCAGACTAGACAGGGCAGCAGCGCGGCGGACGACGCGCACCAGATCAGGATGCACATCCTGCAAGCGGGCGATAGACCGGGGGCCGAGGACAATGCTCATTGCGTAACGCCCATGCGTTTTCCGTACCGGAAGGTATAATACCACAGAAGGTCAATCACAACCCAGCCTTTCTGCGCTTGTACGCCAGGAAGTCCGCGCCTTCCTGCACATCCTCAAACACGCTGACCGCCGGAGCAACGCCGTTGCGCGGCGTGATGACCGTGACCACTGACTGCCCGCTGCGCTGTTCTGCGAACTGGCCCTTGAGCGCGTAGTCGTCGCTCTCCTTGTAGCCCTTGGCGCGCACCAGCGTGTAGCGCCGCCCGCCGGCAAACTCGCCCTGGCCGGTGCCGAACGTGTGCCTGTGGAACGCAGCGTAGATGTCGGCGTGTTCGTCGATCATCGCCGCCCGCTTCAGGCCGTGCAACTCGTTGTACATTGAGTGGCCCTTGAAGTCGTGCCGCGCCCAGACGCGGGTGATACCGCCGCACGGCGACGCCAGTTGCAGCTTGGCGTCCCAATCGCGCATCAGGATGCGTTCGGTGTTCATGCCGTCGAAGATGCGTTTGCCGTAGTTCCAAGTGTCGTGGTTGCCCAGAATCCACACCAGCCAGTTGACGCCTAGATGCTTCAGCGCCCACTCGACCAGTTCCCAGCCTTCTGATACCGTGGCGGATTGTTCGCCGTACAGGCGCTCCAGCCTACCCACCCAGTTGTTGATGCTGTCGCCGCCATTGGCGCCGTACAGCCCTTCGGTTTCGGCGCAGATGCGGGCGTCACGCTCGAAGCCGACCAAGTCGCAGAACGGGTCGTCGAGGTGCGGATCGCCGAACCAGCAGATGGCATATGGGCCTTTGATCGGTATCCGCACGGTCTGCCAGGCTTGCGCCTGTGCATGTGCGATCCGCAGCGCGTTGCGCTTCTTCATCAGCGCCAGCCGCTCTGCAAACGGCAGATCGGCTGGCGGCAACGGGTCTGCCTTGGGTGTGTCAAGCGACAGAACCGCGGCTGTCCGCGCCACATGGCGACGGCAGGCGTTCTGCACCGCCGCCCGGCTGATGTTCAGCCGAAGTGCTGCTGCGTTCTGGCTGCCGAGATCGGCGGCTAACTCAGCAATTTTGGCGTCGCCCTCTGGGTCAACGTCGTACTGATTGACTGCCATAAATAACCTTGCAAAGCAGTCTTTCAGACCGCGGGGGTTAGCTAATCTTTAGTACGATGGTAAGCAGTAGCGCAATGATGAACCCGGCCACGGCCACGCCGACGTTCTCCAAGCGTTTCAAACGCGCGCAGATGCCGTCGTACCGCAAGGCACACACCTCCTCATGCGTATTCAGCCGCGCTTCGGTCTGGTCGATGGTCGTCACGTCAGCGCCTCACTGATTGTTAGCGTTGGTTGCGCTGTGCGCGGTCTTGGGCCATCACGTTCTGCTGCGCGACGGGCGACAAGACGTAGAAGCCTGGGCCACCGGGCTTCACGCCGCTGGCGCTGGCCAATGCCTTTTGCGCTTGCGCGCGCGACATCTTGTTCGCAACGCCTCGCGCTGTAGCGCCCGCGGCTTGCGTTGCCAGCAGCCCCGCTGCGGTTTCTGGTGAGTAGGACGCGCCGATACCCACGAAAGGCAGTTGCCCACCAAATACGCGGGCGCTGGGGGCCAAGCGGCCCAGCCCCGACAAAACACTTTGAGTAATCGTGCCGGTTGCGACCTTTTTGATCAGTTCCTGCGTTGGCTTATCAAACTTTGACAACTTGCGGTCGTTCTTGGCTATGCGGCTAAACTCGTCGCGCAGCGCCCGCGAAAACGATTTCGTGCTGTCCGCTTGGTTGGAAGTTCTGGCCGCCGCGTCAAAAGCGTTCTCCAGCGTTTCCGTCTGGTATGCTGTTGATCGAACGCCGCGGGCTTGGTTAAGAAATGCAGCCGCCGCCGCGGGATCACCCGACGTTGTCTGCGCCGGCGTCAGGCCGCTCATAAAGTCGTCGATGACATCATCCAGCGCCTTAACCATAGCACGCTGTTCAGCGGTGCCGCTTTTACCGCCCGCTTCGCTGTACGGAAGATCGCGGATAGAACGCCTAAACTTCTCCAGCATATCAAACGATATGGGTTTGCCGGCTTTTTTGGAAAACAAATCCAACGCCTTGTTGACCAGCGTGTCGGTATCTGGGTCGTATTTCAGGCTTTGCAATTTTGAAAGCGCAGCGGATTCCAGATCAGCCATCGCGGTCGGCGCCACGTTGACGTTCGCAGCTTCCATCTGTTTGTACAGATCGGTTGCTTTGCCTTTCAGTTGGGCAGCCGGAATAGCCTTGGGCGCCGGCGTACCGGCCTTGAACCCTGCGCCGCCGCCCGCCAGACCCAGACCCAGCAGCGCCGCCGGGTTTGTCACGTCAAAGACGTTCGACGCAATGGACGGCGCGCCTGCTGCGCCTGCGCCCGCGGCGGCTTGGCCACCGATGTTCTGGCCCATAGAGCGCATAAAGTTCCGCGCTTGGGGTGATGTTGCTTTGCTGGCCAAGGTCTGGAAAGCCTTGGCTTGGCCCGCGCCCCCAACGGCACCGGACAGAACATCGCTAAACACCTGTTCGCCTGGCGTCTCCGGTGCGCGGGTTGCGCCCATCTGTTGATACCCGCGCTGCATGGTTTCAGACGGCAGCGGGACGCGCTGACCGCCGAACAGCGGCGCAGCAAGGTTGTAGGCGCTTGTGCCAATATCGCCGAGGCCCAAGGCCAGCACACCGCCCGCAGCACCTGGC